TAATACAGACAGCACTACAGGAATTGACGCTAAGTATTTGAAGTATCCCATTTAACATTTCCATCTTTTCCTCGCTTGCCGTAACCTCGAATTAGGATCTTTAGCTGCGCTAGGAAATTTCTTTGCTTGACCTGCACTACGTGCACAATATGACTTGCGTCGATTTGCAGCTTTGGAACCTTTTTTAACTTTTCCTGTTACAGCCGTTTTTAATTTAGAACCGGGATTATCTCGACGATATTTTGCTACCCCAGCTTTAGTCATTCCCGCCCCTTTTTTAGTGGGGCGAAAATTCTTTTTAGTTTTTGGTGGTTGAATGTCTCTTTTTCTAGCCATCAACTTAAATTAGTAAGTCGCCTATAACTGTACAACCTGTAGTTATACCTGCATCAAAACTAATAAAATAAGAATCACCTGTAGTTCCTTTAATTCTAAAACCTCCGTCAGGCATATCATAAACAACAGAGTCTGCTGCTCCACCTGTTGGAAGAGTTAAAACTGCTGTTCCATTAATATCTGAATCACGAATAGTAATATCACCTGCTGTTGTTGTGCTTCCAAATACAACACTTCTAATTCTAATTAAATCTGCATTAGTTAATAATCCAGATGACATTCCAATTGTTCCAGCTGATGTATTTGTTCCTACAGTACCACTTGTTGTTATTGAGGTAATTGTTTTATAAAAACCTGATGTGCTTACTGTATTAGCATTTGGTCCTGCAATAGTTTCATTTTGTGCTTCTCCTAAAGAACCTGTACCAACAATAGCAAAGTTTACACCTGATATATTTGCTGCTGAAGTTAAAGAAACTTTAACTGCTAAACCATCACCTGATAAAGCTGCTTTTTTAGTAGCATCTAAAGTCATGACTGCTGCACCACTTACCGTTTGAGCTGCCGCTAGCGAAGTTGTACTGTCGGCTGTAGCCGCTCCAAACGTTTTTGATTTATAATTTTCCGCCATAGCGTTCTCCTATTAAATGGTGAGGCTGTTACACCTCACCTAGATTATTGTTTAACTCCAAGGGTTAGCAAATGCACCATTACCAATTAGTTGTGCACTAACCTGCCAAAGTAAACCATCAACTGCTCTACATTGAATTTGAGCACCTTCTAGTCCACCTTTAGTAGTAGCAGTTAAAGTTAGTGTATCAGTTCCACCTGCTGTAAAAGCAGTTACAGCCCCTGGATCAGTTGCTGTGTTGTTGTAGATCGCCATACCTCTAAATACATCTGCTGTAGCTCTACCTGCTGCAGTTCCTGCATTTATAACAATAGTGTTACCACCTGTTAAACTTGCAGTAACAATGAATTCATACATTATTCCTACTCTGTTTAAGTTAGCTGGATCACTTCCAGGACCTGCTGAAGCTCCGTCAGCCGTGTCTATGATTGAAGGTAAGTTAAATACAGTATTAGCGTTTCCAATCTGTATAATTTTTCCTTGATATAAATCTATGCCAGCAACAGTAGTTCCACCATCAACGGTGCCTGTTATTGAAGCTGCCATATTTGGACCTGTTCCCAAAAAACCATTTAGGGATCTGACTGGTCCGTCAAATGTAGTTCTAGCCATTTTATTCTCCTTTGGTCGTATAGACCATTATCGTCACGCCGTCTCTATACCGTCTGCTTAGCCAGTCTGCGTAACTAAATTAATACTAAGAATTGCATTCTAAAACAAAAAAGGCGGTCTTGCAACCGCCTTCTTCTATCTGGGAGGATCCAGTGTAAGTTTTTATTAACTTCCTTGAGATGCGTAAACACAACGAGGATCAGAGTAACCAAAGCTATATCTCTCACGAGCTTTGTATCTCATATTTCCTGTATCAAAATCGCCTTCCATGCCAGTAGCAAGGGCAGCTCTTGTGAAATGTTTAAATCCATTAGGAGCATCGGTTTTAATAAACCAAGCATCTGTGTCAGTTAAATAATGGTTAACAGTGTAACCACCAGATAACATCCCCATGTTTTTCATAGCATTGATATCATTATCAGCAGTACCAACTCTTAGAGTTGAGTTCAAGACTCTATCAACTACAAATTGAATGTTTACAGGAATAATTAATTTTTTCCCTTGCATACTAATTTTTAGTCCTCTTTCGTCGATATAACCGGCAATGTCAATCATTGCTTGTTCTAACGAGGTTTCGTTAATATCTGCGTCCGTCGCAGATCTGTTAGACCAAGTACCACCTAGTGCAGTTGGATGTGCTGTATTAGCTAATGTAACACCATCTCCACCAGTTGTTGTAAATGCTGTGTTTAATACATCAGCACCTCTTACTTGTTTAGTGTAAGCCATAGATCTCGCTAGGGCTTTAGTGTAACGAGCAGATAAAGTATCATACAAGTTGTCTTCGACAGCTTCCTCAGTTAATGCAAACGCTAAAGCGATTGTTTCATGAGTATAACGTGCAGTAAAAGACTCAGAAGCGGTATCGAAACCGATTGCTGATCCTTCTGCTTTTACGTTTGCTTGTCCAAATCCAACCAACATAACTTCTTCTTCAAAAGCTCTATCACTTGATTCTTGCTCAAAAATTTGAGCAGCTTCGTTTTCGTATCGCTTGTACTCTAAACCGAACAGGGCGTTTAAACCAGGTTCTAGTTCTTTGGCAAGCTGTGCTCTATTAATAGCCATAGTCTATCTCCTTATTAAATGCCTAGAAGGCTGTCCATGTAATGAACGTTGAGTCGCACAACCGCTAATCGGCCTGCTACGGTTTTATCGACTGTTCCGATATCAGTTGATGCTTGATCATCAAACGCTATAACTTTTAGGTTTAATGTAGCAGTAACTGCTCTTGTAGTTGGATCTAATTCACCAAGTGAGTAACCGTAAGTGTCGACGCCAGTTGTTGCTGTTGAAAAATTCATGTTAATGAATCTATCAGTATCAGGTAAAGCGGCAGCCGCGTTAATAACGTATAACGCATCGGGATTATCGGAAATAAAAGCAGTTGCTTCTGTTAACGGTTTAATCGCTGCGTATCCAGGCCAGTAAGCTGACCAGGTTGGTGTTCCGTCAGTTGCGATATAACGACAACCTTGAAAAACACCTAACAAAGGTACGGTACCGCCTGCGACAGCACCTACAATATCTATTAAACCACTTCCTAGAGGTACAACTGGGCTACCAGTCCAAATTTTGGACGTAGTTCCAGATGAGTAACCATCAGGGTTTATAGGATATGCATTAACACCTTGGTTATTATAGTTTGAGCCTGATCTTTCGTATGGACGTAGACCAAAAGCAGCATCTATATTAGCCATAATATGTCTCCTTTAGACAATAGGTAGAGACATAGACCTTAACCATTAAGATTTTTTGTTTCCACCAAATTGAACCCTACTTTGCCTTTCTTGCGAAATGGGCATAGAGGGATGCTCTTCTTTCATTAGATCATTTTCAATAGATGCCTTTTGATCGCTAGTTTTATTTTGGAAGTATTCGTCGCGATCTTCTTTAACTTCAATTGGACATCTCATTAATAATAATCCTCCAACTCCGATTACACCTTTATATTTTCCATCTATCATAGAAGGAAGATCTTGCCTATCTGGATATTCATCAACTCTTACGAATTCGTATCCTGAGCGTATACGACCCAAAATGTTTTTTTCATCTTGTTCGCCACGAAATTCGGCACGAACCCAACGATGGTGAAAACCTTCGGGTGGTTCGGGTGCATCTAAACTTGAAGGAGGAACCCATCCTCTCTTCCGAGCTTTTTTTTCACGGGTTTCAATTTTGCGCGGGGATTTATTTATTGTTTCAGTCATTGTATTATGCCTCCTTCACGTGTTTTGCATATTCTTCTAATGGCACACCGAGTTTTCTTGCTATAGCAACTTGTGAAGGTGTGAGTCTCACAGTGCGGCGTCCAGAGGACGATGTTCTTGTTGCCGAGGCTACTTTTTGAGTAGGTCTTGGCTTATCCTCAAATTTATGAGGAAACTCTTTACGAATTCTCGTATTAATTTCATTATAGTAGTCATCTGAGCTTACGTCAAACCCTTCTTGAACTAATTCTTCGTGAAAAGACATAGCTGTGTAAGTCATTCCTTTATCTTCTCCAAACCATTTGTTAGCACCTGCCCACTCTTCTGCTTTATCATCTACTGGAGCTTGTTGAGTTGGAGGTTTATCCCAAGGTTGTTGAACAGTATTTTCCTGCTGTTGACTATTTTCTTGTTGAGCTAGTCTTGATTTTTGAATTTTTAAACGTTCTTTTGCTATAGAAAGTCTAGAAAGTTCTTGTTGAGCTTCAACCTGCTTACCTGTATCTTGGTTTTCAATAGCTGCCTGCAAAGAATTTTTCATTAATACTTCTTGTGTGACTAAGCTTTCCTCATTTTTCTCAACATTAATTCTATTAACCGATTGAGACTGAGATTGAATTTTTTTATTTTCTTCGTTAATCTGTTTTGCGTACTCAATAGCCGCACTTTCTCGACGTTCTGCTTCACGCATTTTTCTTGTTAACTTATCAATACGGCGTTTTACGCCAGCACTATATTCTTCTAGTTCTTCTTCTTTACCTTCTTCCTTAACTTCTTGAGTAGTCTCCTCTACAACCTCAACGTTTGGGGATTCTTCTTTTGTTATCTCTTCTACGCCTTTTTCTTCCAATACTACGTCTACTGAATTACCTGACGTATCA